ATGCCAAATCAAACTAAGAATAGGCGATATCACTGGGGTTGGCAACAAACGAAAAAGTTCATTGAATTGTATCGAGAAGCAACTGGCTCTCATACAATATTCATGAATATCGTCAATCGACCTGACATGATGACTGCTGAAAAAGCAAATATGAATCAGTGGAAGTTGAAGGAAGAAATCCGTAGTGCAGGATGGCTCAGAACTGAGGACGAAGGAGTTGACGGTATCTACACGATACTCAGTCGAGCATTTCGTATCAGAGATGATGCTGAGAAAAAGTTTGACAAAGTCTCCGTCGGCGATGGAGCAAAAATCGGTGCTGTAAAATCTGCCTTTCGATCGATGAATAAAAATCGACTTAAGCAGAGGTTCTTGGTAGGAAATTTTATTGAAGATATTGCATGATTTCGCTTGACTTTTTGATAAAATTCATGTATACTTATGTTAAGTTAAAAATGATTAACGCCTAATGAGAGGTCAAATGGCAAACTACAGAACAGTTGAAAGCAGTGAGTTCCTGAAAATCATGTCAGGTGAGTTTGGTGAGAGGATCGTATCCTCCAGAGAAATGCACGAAGCACGTGCTAAGTACATGATCCAACCCATCAACTGGGTCAAGATCGATGAATACAAATCAGGTCGTGGTAAATGGTGTTTTGCCAATACCACATCAATGTCCACTGTCTCTGAGACAGTAACTCCGGAACCTAAAACTGAAACTGTGAAAGCAACTGCTGAAGTGCTTGACGTTGCAGGCGATAATCTTGTACCTACAGTCTCTGAAGAGTTTGTAGCATGGGGTAACTTCCGTGACATCAATGCGGTACTCAAATCCAATATGTTCTACCCAATGGTCATCACTGGCCATTCCGGTAACGGTAAAACTTTTGGTGTCGAGCAATCCTGTGCTCGACTCAATAAAGAATGCGTCAGAGTCAACTTCACTGTTGAAACTGACGAGGATGATCTGCTCGGACACTACGTCTTGATTGACGGTAAAACTGTCTGGCAGGATGGTCCCGTGCCGACTGCCATGAAGCGAGGTGCAGTCCTCTTACTCGACGAATACGACTTGGCTAGTTCCAAGATCATGTCTCTCCAGTCAGTCCTCGAAGGTAAACCACTGTTTATCAAGAAAATAAACCAGTACGTTTATCCGAAAAATGGATTCAATATCGTTGCCACTGCTAACACCAAAGGTAAGGGCAGTGAAGACGGCAGGTACATTGGTACCAACATCCATAACGAGGCATTCCTCGACAGATTCCCTGTCACTTTTGAGCAACCATACCCGACTAAGTCGATGGAAGTGAAAATGGTCCTGAACCATATGCAGTCTGTCGGAAAGATCGATGAAGACTTTGCTAATAAACTGGTTGACTGGGCGAACATTACACGAGTGACCTTCAATGAAGGAGCGATCGACGAACTGATTGCGACTCGACGACTGGTACACATCGTCCGTGCTTTTGCCATCTTCAATGACAAGATGAAGGCGATTAATCTCTGCATAAACCGATTCGATGACATTACCCGTCAGTCCTTTGCTGAACTGTATGAGAAAATCGATGCTGGTGTAGCAGTCAATGAAGAGGAACCCGTCAGTCCTACTGACGAATCTGATGAGTCGATTCCTTTTTAACTAAATACTATGTCGATCGACAGGGGCAGTGTTGGATACTGCCCCATTACATTATGTTCACCAAAGAAGCGAAAAAGGCAGGTGGTAAAAGATCTGCCAATAAACTATATAAATGTCAGGTGTGTGGTCTAATTTCTAAAATCGGTGGGATAACTTCTCATTGCCGATCATCAAAGCATTTCATCTATGCTCCGTACGATTCCAGCAAAAACTTGACAAATCCTCTAGAATCAGCTATACTAGATGCTGATGATAATATTATGAAAGGTGTGAATGGAAATTAAACTAGACAAGGAAACACTGGCTGGCAAGTCCATGATGATTGCCACTCCGATGTATGGGGGAAATTGTCATGGCATGTATGCAAAAGCATGCATCGACCTGGCGATGCTCCTGGGCATGCAGGGTGTTCCTCACAGGTACTATTACATTTTCAATGAGTCGTTGATTACACGTGCTCGAAACTACTTAGTCGATGAATTTCTAAGATCTAAAGACAATGATGGAAAACCTCTTGAATACTTGCTTTTTATTGATGCTGATATTCACTTCGACCCTCGCGATGCTCTTGCCATGCTTGCTCTGGCAGGTCCCGGTAAGGATGATCGCAGGATAATCGGTGCTCCTTATACGAAAAAGACGATCGCTTGGGAGCAGGTCTACGCAGCAACTCAACTTGGTGTAATCGATGACAACGGAGGAAACCCTGACGTACTGAAAAGGTTTACAGGTGATTTCGTTTTCAATCCTTCCATCGAAGATGGTGGCTCAGAGGTAAAACTTTCTGAACCCGTACCAGTCCTCGAGGCAGGCACAGGATTCTTACTTATCCACAGGTCAGTTTTCGATGAATTTGCTGAGGCATACCCCAGATTCAAATACAGACCTGATCACAATCGTTCGGAGCACTTTGATGGATCGCGATACATACATGCTTACTTCGATACTCTCATTGATAATTCTGAGTGGTTACCTGAAGAAGCAACCAACGGGACTGACAGATATCTATCTGAAGACTATCTCTTCTGCCAAATGGCTAGGAAAATGGGTGTTAAGATTTGGTTCTGTCCTTGGATTCAATTACGCCATATAGGATCTTATATCTTTGAAGGTCATATGGGTGCCATAGCAGAGATACAGGGCAGACAGATGCACCTGAAACAGCATGGCACGATTCCTAAAATGAATCAGAAAAACGATCCATCAGGTAAGGCACAGTTCCCTGGCAGTCCTGCTGCTCAGATGAATACAGGTGCTCAGAAGATGAAAGATCAAGAACTATTTTCACTGACTCCTATGCCTGAGTGGAAGAAAAAAGAAATGGAAGAGAAGCAAAAGGCAGAAGCATCAGTAGAAGGTGCCCCACCTCCACCAAAGAAAAAGAATGCTAAAAAGAAAAAGTAAAAAGGAGTCGATTCCTGTGAACTTCAAATACAATGAACTTGCAATACTGCAGGAACTCGAAGATTATATCGAGTCCACGTATGGTCAACACTACGTTGACGTTGAGAAGGACATCCAGATACAGGATGTCTTTGATTCCATTGGCATCAGCGAGGATTTCGCTCGAGGTTGTGCTATAAAATATCTTATTCGATTTGGAAAAAAGGATGGCAAAAACCCGAAGGATTTACTCAAAGCGATGCACTATCTGGTACTTGTGTACCATTATGCTTTTAAGAAAGGCGATACATTATGAAATTAAGTGACGAGACTATCTCGATTTTGAAAAACTTCTCCACCATTAACGAGTCGATCGTTTTTGAGGAGGGTAACAAACTGCGAACTGTCGCAGTGAATAAGTCGATCCTTGCTGAGGCGAAGATCGAGGAGACCATTCCTACACGTTTTGCTATCTACAATCTCAATCAGTTCATCGGTGCAATGTCAATGTTCGATCGTGCTGATCTTGAGATGGCTGATAAGCAGGTCAAGATGCAGTTTACTGGTACATCCATAAACTACACTTGTGCCGACGAATCTCTTGTCGTCAAGCCACCCGAGAAAGAGATACAGTTCCCTGATGCAGAGGTGAACTTTGTCCTTTCTTCTGACAATCTCGAGAAGATTCGTAAAGCATCTGCGACTCTTAGTTTACCAGAAGTCGTATTCATCGGAGTACCTGGTCAAGAGTTTGTTGCATCCGTACAGGATCTCAACAATACATCCTCTTCCAGTATGGAAGTGCCTTTGGGTACTACCTCTGATGTGACCTGCAAAATGGTTTACAAGGTTGAATCACTCAAATTGATTACAACTGACTACAATGTTTCAATCTCATCCAAGGGTATCGGACGATTTACCTCAGGTTCAGACAAGTACAAATACTTTGTCGCGACTGAGGCAACCTCCACATTCGGAGCATAATGGA